AAAGCGCGAGCATAACGCGCTGGCGCTGTTCTGTCGTAGGCTCCGGCTCTTCAAATGATGCCATCAGGGTGACAACGACGTGGCCGGGGCTGCTTTGGACAGCACTCGCATCCCGTATCTCGGGGGCCGCTGTCATGGCGTGATAGATATACGCCCCGGCCGGGCCAGCGACCGAGTATGCCTCGATCGCAAGAAGGACACGGCGGCGCAGGCGATCATCCGCTTCCATCACCGCCGGTTCGGCTTCGGTGGCAGGGGTCACAACAAGGCGCTTCACGCCGAAGTTTGCCGCGAGATTGTCGAGGTCCGAGCCGACAGCTGTCGCCAGCATGAGTGCGCTCGCTGTATCATTGATACGCTGGCGCAGAAGTAACTCGCGATAGGCGAACACTTGCAGGAGCTTTACAGCAGGATCGCTGTCGAGGATTGCTTGATGCTCCGGGTACCGCATTCTGAAATCTGTGATGGCATCATCAAGTATCGCCTCGAAATCCAGCTCCTCTATCAGGGCAGGGATAGGCAACTCTGACAAGTCGATTACAGTTCTCTGAGATGGAAACGTGCTCATGTCACAGCTTCCCCGCGGCGGACATAGACACTCAGGTCAAGCTCACCGACGCCCAGTTGATCTGCGACCATACGCAGATGTAAGCCGCCCGCTGCAATCTCCGGAACTTCGATCCGCACAAGTCGGATGCGTGGCTCCCAGATCGCCATGGGCTCGGCAATCGCCATGAAAATATCGACAAGTGTCGCATCGTTGATCGGAGCATCGATAAGAAGCGGCAGTTCAGAACCATAGGTTCGCCGCATCACGCGAGTGCCCTTCAAGGTCGTGAGGATATCGGTGACGGACTGGGCAATATGCGCACTGTGGCCCAGCGCGCCGCCATCTTCCCGGTCCATTCCGACAAGGACATCACTCATCGTTGACCTCGTCGGCGCGCACGCGCGGTTTGCGGGTTGGTTTCGCAGTGTCCTTCAGCGTGACCGGCTCGTAGACCGCCTGCGCAGGTGTCAGTTCGACCTCTGCGCCCGGAGTGACGCGCTTGCCGTCGATCCATGGGCCTTTTGCGATATAGATCTGTGTCTTCATCCGTTCGGTACTCCTGTGCTGCCGCCACCCGGGATCACGCCACCATGGGTGTGTTTGACCAGACTGATGTCACTGGCGACCACGTCGCCTGTGACGGTGATGTCACCATCGACCGTGATGTCGCCGATAATCGAAAGCGTCCCGCCACCCAGATCGATTGTGGGAGTTTCCGCATCAGGTGCGACGCCATGTCCGCTCTGTGGCACGCTGCCTTGCACGAATGCGCGGGCGAGATCACCCGAGGGTGCCAGCACCACCACTTGTTCACCTGGGCTCGGCATCCAGTGAAACTTGATTTTGCCCGAGGTCAGTTGAGCAACCGGAATGTCGGTAGTCTCGATATCTCCAATCCTGACCCGAGCCTTCTGACCTGTTGTGTCGATCGACACGACGCGGCCAAGTTGGACGACATTGCCGATGCGACGATCGGCTTCAGCAGTGGCCATCCCCATCAGTCCGGCCCCCCGATCGTCTCATACTGGTCTTCATTGCCTGATCCGATGTCAGGGGCCTGACCCACATAGAGCTGGATCGGCACGATCTCGGTTTCAGGCAATGGGTCGAGTACGATGGGCTGTTTCCAGATCACTGCCGCCAGATTGGTGGTCACATTGCGCGCAGCCGAATTGACCAGCACGCGCTCGGATACCGCTTCAGCTGGCCCGACACCCGCCTCACCCCAGGTGGCATCCGGGACCATGCGCAGGATCGCGCTCGCGATATTGCCCATCGCGACATCGCGCGGCAGGCCCATGGCATCGCGGGTGATGATGAAGGCTGCCATATTGATATGGAACAATCTGTGCGGCCCGGCCATGGGGCGCACGGCCTCCAGTCTCAGCCGGGACACCAGCACCGCCGGATTGGACATGCCACTGCGCTTGAGCTCTTCGAGATCAAACCCGCCCACCATGCCCCGGCACTCGCTTAGCTCCGGCAGCGCCAGCTTGATGCGGTCTGCCACCAGCCCCGGAAGGGCGGCCAGAAGGTCGATGCGCACGCTCATTGAAAGGGCTCCATCAACGTGGTGCCGATCAGATCGGTGATTGCCTGCTGGTCTGCATTGGATATGCCCAGATAGGGTCGCGCGGGCATTGTCACCTTGATGCCACGCCCGAAAGCATTGTTGATCTCGCCACCCATCTGGTGGATGGCCCCGTATACCAGGTTGTTGCCCACGCGCACTGTGGTGCCAGTCGTGTAGTTCTGGGTGGCGCTGAGCAGGTCATTGTCCTGGACGAGCAGCGAATGCTGGCTCTTGCGCGTTGCCGCGTGGCGATCAGACCATGGATCCCAAGGCGCGCCATCAGGTGCTGCTTTTTCCGAGGCGATGCGCTCTTTGGTGCTGCTCTCCAGCAGCGCGCCGACATTGTAGGCCAGATCCTCAATATCAGCTTGCGCCAGCTGCTGCAGGGCCGCTGTTGCGCCCTCAATGCCCTGCAATGTCAGTTCAACCTGAACGCCCGCCATCACAGCCCCCGCATCTTTTCGCGCGAGAAGATGCGCTCCGGACCGCCCGTGACAATCGGGCGCGGTCCCTGACCATCATCTTCTGCTTCAGGATCGCTGGGCAACACGAGTGCGGCCTCGCCCTTGGCGATGCGCTTGAGCGCGGCAATCGTGTCGTCATAGCGCACGCGGTGCTCTTCGCTCAGCACATCACGCGCCAACGCCAGACGATAGAGAGCAATGTCCACTGCATATTGACGCAAGATACCCGGCACCGCTGGGAGCGGAAGGCGGTACCGCACCGCCAGATAGCTGTCGATCTCATCCGTGGCGCTCGACAGGGCGCGTGTCACTGCCTCGGCATCTGCCACACCGTCACCGTTGCGATCCGCGACATAGAGCGCGTTCGGGCCGTAAAGCTCAACGATGTCTGATTGCGTGGCGTAAGCCATGAACATTGCCTTGAAATAGAGTTAAAGGGGTGCCGTCCTGCCGCTACAGCACCCCGATGCTTTCGCGCATGTCAGCAGGCGCGCTCGGGTATTCAGTCAGGATTGGCCTGCAGCGCAGCCCAGACCTCGTCGCGCAGAGTGCTTGTGATGCTTGCAGCATCTTCGGGCAGCGCTTCGCGCAGAGGCGCGAGGTTCGGAGCGCCTGTTGCACCGAAGGCGTCTGCGGGCAGTGCTGCTATGGCCGCGCGCAGCCGCGCCTTAAGTTCCTCGGTGGCCTCGGCGACATCTGCGATAGTCGCGCCTTCGGGGGCTGCCTCAATGCGCAGGTTTCGGTCACCTGCGAGGCGTTTGATCGCAGCTTCGCCGAGTTCATCGGCATCGACCACGACACCTTCATGCGGCCAGAACTGCCCGGCCCTGAAAAACCCTGCCTGTGCGAGGGCCGCGATCTTGATTAGTCTGGACATTTCAACCTCCTGTCAGCTTGTCATGGGGGGCGGGCGTGGCCCACCCCCACAGAGAAACCGGCGTTCTGGTCAGGCAAGCCACGGGGTGACACGCACCTCGACAGCCTCATAGTTGGCGTTCGATGCACCGCCTTCACCGAACATCACCTTCACGGTCTTATTGGCCGATGCGCGCAATCTGGGTGGCACGATCAGGCGCGTCGGCGTGATCCCCAGCGGGCGGCCCCCGTCACCCTTGAATTCCATCATCGTCGCAATGGCTTCGTCCAGGTTGTCGCCGGTCAGGGGCTTGTGGCTCTTGTAAGCCTTTTGCCAGAAGCCGTAGCCGCCGTTGCAGCGGTAGCGGATGCCGTAGAGATACTGGTCCTTTAGGAACACTTCGTCCGAATTGGACGTGTTTTCCTTGGTTTCCAGTTCCGGTTTGGTGCGCTCCTGGAAGATGAAGGGCAGGATCGCGTCAGAGGCATCGATCAGGTACCAGGCAGGCGTGGATGTGTCCTCGCCATTGTCGTCATAGTTCGACACTGTGCTGGCAGCACCTGTCCCGTCATGATTGGCATAGACCGGATGATCCGTGTCAAAGAAGTTCTGCCCGTCAAAGCACAGCGCTGCATGGCCTGATTTCATCAGCTCAGCCGTAATGATGTCGGGATGGCGTGCGGCAGCCTGACCCATGCGGGTGAAGCGCATGCCATAGGTGCCCAGATTGTCATCCTCGATATGCGTGCGCTTGATCCCGACCGTACTTTCAAAGGTGCGGTTGGTGATCTGATAGGCGTTTTCCTTCATGTCCTTGATGACACGGTCGCCGACCCACTCGCGCAGCTCGGGGAAATCGCCCAGCCAGTCATAGGTGTTGGACGCGGTCGTGGACGGGATGACCATCGCGGCATCGCGGTAGAAAGTCTGCGGCATCATGCCGTCGAAGCCTGCGCGGAAGGCCGTGTGGACCATCGTGCGCAGGGCCGTCAGCGTGGCATTGGTGATCATGGTCATGGATCAGGTCTCCGCTTGGGCCGCACGGGCCTCTTTGAATTCTTTCGGGTCCATCCCCCAGGCGCGGCACATGGCCAGCTCTTCACTGGTCAGTTTGTCTTCCGGTTTGGGTTCAGGGGTTCTGGCGGTGGTCGTGTCAGAGACAATGACCGGGGCCGCGCCAATGAAGGCGCGGAATTTGTCCAGCCCGCCATCGGCGCGGCAGACGGCCAGATGATAGTCACGGCTGGAAGGCGCGATCTTGCCTGCCTCGACCGCTGTATCGATCGCGGCTGTGATCTCCGCCTCGAGACGCGTGGACACTTCGGCTTCCAGCTCGGTCACGCGGTTGGTGGCCAGATCATAATCCGCACGCGGCACGAACTGTGTCGGGTCGGGGTTCTGGGCACGGTTCAGCGCAGTGTCTGCATCCGTGCGCAGCTTGGTGATCGCGATCACGGCATCCGCCGCGCTCGCACCCTCGTTGAGGCCAAGGGCCTGAAGGACGGCTGCGTCCATCTCTGTCTCCTCAAATTCGCCCGTCCGGTTCAGCGCGGGCATGGTGAAATTCGGCACATTGGTCAGACCGGCCGAAACGATCCGGCGCACCGCGCCAGTCAGCTTGTGAAAATCGAAACCGGGGCTGATGAAGCGGTAGCCACGCGTGGCAATCGCCTCGCGCCCGCTGTCATTCCATTCGACCCGACCCCAGATCGCGCCGTCGCGTGCTTCCAACTCGCGGATCCAGCCTGCCGCATCGGCGCGCTCGCCGCGCGCGCCTTTCACATGGGTGGCGTGTTCGAAGTCGACCGGGATCAGCCGCCCGCCTGCCATGTTCGTCCGGCAGGTTGCAACAACGGCTTCAGGGTCTGCCATTGTCCAGATACGCCCATCCATTCCCTCAAGGCGCGGGGCCTTGGGGGTGATCTGGATCCATTCGGGCACCTCGGGTTTGTCGCTTGGCGCGGCAAGCTCCGAGTTCAGCGCGATAGGCAAGGGTGAGAGAAAAGCATGTGCGTTCATGCCCGCACAATCGCAAGTCAGGCACGTGCAATCAGCCTCGACAGATGTCGAGGGGCAGTCACGTCATTGATCGCTGCGGGAATGATCGCCAGAGCGGCGCACACAGCCGCCTTGGCCTCTCTACGGTACCAGCACGCCTACAAAGCCGTCCAGCCCCTTTAATGGGTATTTAACGGCGCGCTACGGTCGCATTCAACTCCCGCCTTCCGGTGTCAGTCCCCGGCCGGCGCGAAAATCCGCCGTAACGCTTCCAGAAATGGCAGATCATCGCGCCATTCCGGATCGCGACGTGCGCGCTCGGCCATCCAGCCATCTTCAAGATCACGCAAGGCCACGCGGGCAATCTCCGGCGCGACCGACGCAGCCTTGCCCTGCAGCATGTCGATGCTGGCCTGCACACGGCTCAAGCCCGGATTGCGCTCCCATCCCGGATCGATGCCGATGGGCACACGGCGCACTTCGCCAGTGCGGGTGTTGGTCACATTATGCATCGGCACTTCAGGGCTGGCGCTGATACCGCGTTCTTCAGCCTGTGCCGCAGTCAACTGGCGCACCCAGCAATTGCATCCCCAGCCATTGGGCGGATACCAGTGCGCCCAGAACGGATCATCCGCCAGCAGGATCATACCTTCCTTGGCCTGATGATGGGGGCGGTGACGTTCAGACGGGCCGAGGCGGTATTCCAGATAAGGCAGCGAGCGTTTGGTGCGCTGGATACGCTCCCACTGACCAGCCGCACGGGCCGCGCGCAGGTTCGACTGGTAGATCACGCGTAAGCGCCGGGGGGAGCCAAGCTGGACCTGTCGGGCCTCTCCAGTTGCCGGATCGATCATGGTGGATTTACCCCACCAGCCGCGCGCTTCCAGTCGCGGCCGCAGGTTGCGCTGGAACTGATCCAAGGGAATGCCCTCATCGAGGGCGCGCTGCAGCTCTTCGCGGATATCCTTCAGCACATCCATCTGCATGGCCTTGGCCACGGTGAAGGCCGTGGCATGTTCCTGCGGTTCCACATCCTCAAAGCTAAAAGCAGGCAACCAGTCTTTATTGGCTAGGAAAGTACTGGCCTCGGGCGGTGGGCCGGGATTGAACGAATAGGCCGGACGGTCAACCATCCTGCACATCCCCCTGGACGCGGGCAAGGAACATACCCTTGACCAGCGCATCAATCGCTCGGGCACTGTCGATCGGGCCTAAGGCGTCCAGCCGCGCAATCGCATCCTCATAGCTGGTCGCGTTCATGATCGCTGCCTCGATCGGATCAAGCACCTCCTCCATGACAGGCTGCCATTCGGCCAGCATCTCGGCTTCGATCTCGTCCAGCGCATCCTCCGGCCCGTCGCCTTCGCGGTTCAGCGCGAGGGCGGGCGGATCGGATGCCGGTGGCGCAGCGCCCACAACCTCCTCGCCGTCTTCCGGTTCCGAAAACTTGAGCGCCGTACGCAACTCGCGTGCAGGCACGCGCAGGCCGCGTCCGATCAGCCCCTCTGCGGCCTTCATTCTCTCAGTCGTATTGTCCGGTTCCGCTATCTCGATGAAGACAGTCGGATAGGTATCCTGCACACCGTAGTTCAGATCGACATAGGGTTTCACCAGATCGCGCTGGATCGTACCAGACACACCGCGCGCATCTGACGCCGCAATATCATGGCGGACTTCATTATGGACCTGCGCCTGCGCCATGCTGGACCCGTTGTCGCTGGTCATGGTCTGCCCCAGCACGGCCTTTGACGTCTGTTCATCCAGATAGCGCGCGAGGTTCTCGAACAGTTTGTCACCACCCGCGCCGGTCGCGACGGCTTCGAACTCGATATTCATGCTTTCGGGCAGCACGGCAGCGGCATCGGTGCCAATATTGGCGACAGCCTGAAACAGCTTCTCGACATCTTCACGGGTAGCATTCGGGCCGTAGCGCCCCAGTCGCAACGGCAGACCATACAACTCGGCGAAGGCCACCCAATCCTTCAACGCGAAAGCCTTGCACATCCATGTGAATGCCGCCAGCCGCGCCAGCCCGCCGCGCAGGGACAGACCGGATTTCAGGCGCGGCGTGTGATAGGCGAATTTGAAGGGGGCAAGCGGGATCCCGTCGACGGGGTTCTGTTCATCCAGAAGATGCGGCACGCGCAGCGTATCGCGATCGAAACGGATGAAGCGCGGATCGACATGCTCAAACCGGTCTGGCCACCATTCGCGGGCGCTGCGTGCCCAGTTGATCTCGATCACGGCAAAGCCCTTGCCAAGCCCGTCCAGCAGGTCCTCGACCAGATCGGCAAAGGCTGAATGCCCGGTAATCCGCTTGCGCACTGCCTCGGCAATTTCCTTGTCGCGTGCGCTGTCCGACGCAGGTTTGACCTGCGCGGCCACACCCGACACCGCCCGCTTGCGCACACCAAGCACAGAGGCATAGTGCGGATCACGCTCTTCCATTTCTTCGGCAAGCGTCACATATGGCACATGGTCGCCCTGATCGCAGGCCGCGAGGATCCCGGCGAGACGCTGCGGGGTAAGCCCCGATGCCGTGCTGCCGCCCCAGACCTGACGGATGCTGGTAATGCCCGGACGCGCAAGCGGCTTTGTCAGCGCCTGCGTTTTGACCGGGCGGCCATATTGGTCAAGCAACGCCATCAGAACACTCCTTTCATGCCGCCCAACCCCGAGGTCAGGCGGATACGGCGCATGTCGTCATCATCGCGCCCGCCGCCACGCGGTACGGGGCGGTATTCATAGGGCTGGTATGTCGAACGCGCCGCACTCACGGCCAGCGCGCCCGCCCAGAAGCGGTCGGCGTGCCCGTCTGTATCGCCATCGGCCACCAGACGGCGCGCACCGGTGATGCCCACCTGTGACTGGATCGCGTGCAGATCAGCGCGCAGCACCACATCGCCTGCCGGGATCCGCGCGCGGCGCTCTTCCATGGCTTCCTTCAGGGCGGTTGCCAGATCCAGTTTGATAGCGCTGGAAAACAGCACACCCTCAACGCGGGACGCACCGTGATTGCGCTTGGCATCTTCGACAGGCTTCTCGCCCATGCCGGTTTGGTCGATCGCACAACGCACGACGCGGTACCGCTGCATCACATCCGCCAGCAACTGGTCCTGTTCGGCAAAGCTGATCCGGCGGCGCGCGATGATCTCCCGTGTCCAGAGCACATCGCCTACTTGTTCCATCACCCAGATGACAAACAGGTCATTGCGCGCAGCGATATCGACGCCCACGAAACAGGGGCCACCCTGATAGAGCGCGGGCAGCCCAGCGGCAGGATGCTCATTGGCAGCGATCAGATCATAGCTCAGCCAGGCGGTGGCCTCGTCCAGCCATTTCAGTTCATATTCCTGCGCCCACGCATCCTCGTCGGCCATACCTTTGCGCAGCATGTCGATATCGCGGTCCAGCCCCTGCCGCACCGCCTCGTAGATATCGATGATGTGCCGCGACCAGACTGTGTCCTCGGCTGTCATCAGCTCATAGAACTTGTTTCCCTTGCCATTCGGTGTCGAAATCACGCGCAGCTTCAGGCCAGTCCGACTGATCACAGGGAAAAGTGCTGCCCAGATATCGCGCGACTTTGCATGGAAGGCGAATTCGTCGAGGATCACATTGGCGCTGAAACCGCGCGCGGTGTCGGGGTTCGCTGGCAGTGCTGTGATGCGGCTACCATTCGGGAACTTGACCTCAAGCTGTTTGTAAACGGCGTCAGGCCCTTTCTCTTGGGGCGCGCGGAATTCACCTTCTTCAAAGCGCGGCTCGCCGCCCTTTAACAGTGTGTTATAGACCTCGTAAAAGCCCTGCGTGAAGGGCTTGATGACTTCGGTCATCATCTCGGCCGCCTGCCTCTCGCCACGCGACAGGATTACCCAGCGCGCACGCCGGTCCTCGATCCAGCCTTGAAAGCAATCATCGGCACATTCGCCGCCCGTTGTGAAAGTCTTGCCGGTCTGGCGCGAGAACATGCCAATCTTGAACCGGCTCTGATCCTCGATCCATGCCCGCTGATAGGGCAGGAAATTGACGACACGGGCGAGCGCAGTCTCAGGTGACATCCTCGGCCTCCACCACAAGCACGTGCAGGCAACGCATTGCGCGGTAGAGCGAAGTCGAAAGCTGGGTTGCACCGAACACATATTGCCAATGCGCGACCTCCTGCGCATGCACCCGCATCCATCCGCACGCACGCTTCAGCCGCTTGATCAAACCCTTGCGTGGGCCGGTCTTGACCGCAGCCTCGATCAGCTGCGCCGCGCGCTGCATATGCGCTATCAGGCGCGAGGATTTCGGAAGCCGCCGGTCCCAGAACCGTGCCCACGCGTGCAGGTCATTTGCGATCTGGCCGGGGCCGCTCATTCCCCGAACCCCATGATGCGCCGTGCTTTGGCGGCAGCTTCTTTGTCGATGTCGCCTGCCTCGACCGCCTCATCCAGCTTGGCAGCCTGCGCCTTGCGCTCAGCCACAATCAGACTTTCGCGGATACCCGAGGACGCCATAACGTCCTTCAGCATCCGGCCCAGAAAATGCAGCTCCTTCGGGTCGATCTCGCCGCCTTCCTTGATCATCTGCGCCTGCATCACCTTGAAGGCCAAGGTCGTGATCATCTGAAACAGCACGTTGTGGCGCTTGGCTTCCTCGGCCAGACCTTGCTCCTGCATCCAGTCTGCTGCCCAGGCACTGGCCTGTTCCTGATATTTGACGAACTCCTCATATTCCTGCCCGAAGGCATGCAGGGCAGACTTGCGGATGCGCAGCTCCGAGCCAGCCTCTTCCAGCCGGAAGTTCAGCGCCTCTGCCAGATCCTCATAACCACCGAAGCCGCGCGCACGCAGCTCTTCCTGTAGCCAGAGTTTCAGCTCGGCGGGGAGCAGATCGACCTTGCGCGGCGGGGGCATGGATCACGCCCCGCGATTGCGCGGATGCGGGCGCTGGATGTCAGGATGCGTCGCTGAACCTTGCGCGATCTCGATTCCGCGTTCGGTTGCTGTGGTGATAACGAAATCGCCGCGATCATCGTTTTCTGTGAAGCCGTTTTCGGCCAGCCAGGTGAGTTCTGTGATGACCTGCGACCGCGTCGATGTCACACCGACCCCGCGCAGCACATCGACAAGGATCGAAGCGTTGGATGTGAACTCCGAGCAGCGCTCAAGATGGCGCAGGATTGCCAGACGGCGGTGCTTGCGCAGGGTTGCCAGATAGTCGCTCATCGCTTGCCTCCATCGAGCAGGTGATCTTCATGGCGGGTGACCACCAGTTCCAGCCGTTGCATGACCTTTGCG